ATTTTGATGTTGTATGACATTATTGTCGTACGGTGCACTAATTAATCGTAATTAATTAGTTTTGTTCCCCATTTTCGTTCGAGTTGGGGTCGGACACTGGTTTACCAAGGAGGGCGAGGATGAGTTCTTCGAGTCTCGCTCCGAATTCCGTGGGGTCCCATTCATGGATTTCTGCACCCTTGAGTGCGAATCCAGTTGCTTTCGCGGCTTGTAGCCCCATGAAGTGGCGAATCGCCTGCGCACTCTTAAGGCGCCATGCTTCATAGGCTTCTTGGAGCTGTTGTTGATTGGTTTTCGTTTCTGGCATTTTGGTTCTAATGGTGCTTGGACATCGACAACTACATCGCCGATTACTGATGTAAGCTTGCCAGGGAAACGTATGTCAAGCAACTGCGGAAAATCGTGTAAAGCCTTAACTTTAGAGATTTGATCCTGCAGATGTTTCATTTCCGTAGCAGTTAGATCCAACTCTCGACAGGCGTCGTCGAAAATTACATCTACATCTGTCTGGTCAAAAGATCCGTTTTCAATCTTAAATAGTTCCTCATGTGTCAGACCCTTAGGCTTTATACCTGACAATGACAAAACTTTCTTTGACCAGTCGCCGATTATTGGTGTGTTGGAATCGGTGACAATATAACCAGAGGCTTTATTGACAGCGGCTTGTATATCAGAAACATTTTTGTTAGAACTCAAATGTAACTTTGGAATCGTTCTCTTAAGGTCTTGATATGAAGAAAGGCTGGTCTGAATAGATGGATATATTCGACCGCAGAATTTTATCGGTTCGTCAATTCCACTCTCCTGTATTTCATATTTTAAACCAAGTTCCTCAGCTACCTCTATGATGGCTTCTGCTAAACCAGGGATCTTGTCTCTAGCTCCGTCGTCTCCAACATAAAGTCCTAACAGTTCCCAAGCTTCCTCAGGCGTATAACCAAGTTTTCGTAATGCACAGTAATCAATAAATGCATTAGCTCCGACTGTATTTGTGTCCGTAGTGGGTGGGCTACCGCTTCTAGTACCATAGCCAGGTTTATAGCGACGTCCGTTGGAAGTGGTCGCAGACTGGGTGAACATTTGTTTGTGCCAATGGTGGTATTCATTGCGATATTTGTGCATGAGCCATCTCATCATAGCTCGTTTGTAAATAGATTGGGTAAAGCGTGACATTCGCCCATCCAACCGACTAATATCGCTAGAAAGACATCCGTTTTTAGTGACATCTCGCAATCGCCTAGCTTGTTGCTCAGGCGTTTTACCAGGACCGTACCAAGGTTGTTGTTTTAGACGGTCTTCCTTAAAGGCATAAACAAAGCATGATGCCATTGTTGTTAATTCCGGACTGCAAGTGGTGATGTTCCGGGGATCATTACTAGAAGTGTAGGGTTCAGATTTTTGAAAAGCAGTCAACACGTTCTTGGCGGTTGTGGAAAGACTTGCTTCTGTTTTTAGGTAACGTTGGCGCTGCTGTGGTTTATTTTGTGCAGCCCTAACGCTCGCAACATCCCATGGTATACCTATACCTGCAATAGGTACCAATAACTCTACGAATTCTGTTGCGAATTGCTTAATGGATTTTCCAGGTGTTTTATCATTGCTCACGCTCTCGACTCTACCAACAATACAAGCTTCATCTGAATTATGCCCTCGCGCAGCAAACATTGATGGTTCTGGCACTAAAGGGTTGGAAAATTCACGACCAGGATTTTTCATATCCTCGGTCGCCAATTTTCCAACAGGCTCAAAACAACAAGGTAAGACGTTTGTTGGCACAACTGTGGGGTGGAATTCATCAGGAATGACTAATTCATACAGCAATGGAGCTAGGATACTTGGATTGCTCACTCCATTGGCTGCCATTAGACGTTCAATATCAGCTATAACTGGTGGTGTAGTCTTATTCTGCAACCTCGAACAAATTGCAGAATACAATGTTCCATTAATTTCTACAGAATGGGAAGAACCATTCTTGCTAAGAGACATCTCATTAGTTATGTGATTATAAACCACATTGACACCATCATGTGTGTACTCACGATAAGACAAACCATTAATATATTTTAAGTGTTCATGATATCCTGCGGGCACGCATGTCGAAGGAAGAATTGTTATTATCCTACGATCAGGGTCAGCATCTAATATGTGTTGTGTTACATGGAAAGTTAGTAAGTTTCCATCATCATCAACGATTGCTAGCGTGTCGCAATCGTAATTCCAGACTCTATGACAATATGATGCACCGCCGCGAACTTGATGGTGAACCATATTGTCTTGTATGTAATATGAATGATCTAAGTTACGATGGGCCGCCTTAGTCGGAACCATTGTATACATGATTATAGGCTTAAAATGCTTTAACCATATGTTCATATCACAATAATAGTCAACATCAGTGAATAATAACACATGATTATCACTGATATTATCATCCTTATATGGTATATTAAGATCTTTTACCATATAAAAATACCTACAACCTTGTCCAGTATCGTGAGAACTCATTGAAACGGTATAAGGTGTAAAACCAGATTCAACGACGATACGTGACATGTGGATGTTAGCAGAGGTCCTTAAACATGCGTCATCTTTATGTGAGTGGTTATTTGCCATTCTCACTAGAGGTAATTTTACAAAAGGATGATCAAGAATTCTACGCAAATCTTTATTGCGGATGATGTGTTTTTCGATTCTCTTAGACAACGTCCTTATGTCTTGGTCTATATTAAATAACCAAATGACAAGGCGTTTTATTACGTAATAACCCACAACGGTTAATAACGTACGTTTGAAAATCCGTAGAGTGTATATAGTCGTGCTTGGCCTCTCAGGCACTCGTGGCACGTACTCTTCTACATTTTTATTTATCTGAC